TGGACTTATGATGAAATAGTTAAAAGCTATGGTTCGCTGGACGATGCTTATGCAGGGGTAAATGGTGCTGATTACGATGATTATTTGAAACTGAAAGATTTTCATTCGCAGATGGAAACCATTGAAAAGCAAAAAGCCGAATGGCAAGAAAAGCTAAATGAAAAGCTGGTAAAGGAACAGAAAAAAGCCCTGACAAAACAGCAGCTTGAACTTGAAACCCAAAAAGCGGCGGTTCAGCAACAGCTTGACGATTTTGAGATAAAGACCTATTCCGGCATTTGGAAGGATGATGTAACAACCTCCGATTTCTCCAAACTGAATATTCAGGGAAAGAAAGATTACTTTCAGCAGCAAGTAAACTATGGCGGGCTTGATCCAGCGAAACAAGCACAGTTTGAAGAATATTTGAAACAGCTTGACGAACTGGAAACGGAAGGTAAATCTTTCGCCGATGTTCAAAAGGAAATGCAAAAGATTGAACAAGGTTTGAAGAAAGTTCAAGCCGATTTGCAAAACCTTGAAAAAAGTGGTATAATAAAACAAATAGATGATGCCTACACACAAGCCCGCAAGGATGCGGCAATGTGGGCGAAAAGCACCAAAGAAGCAGATGATTTGTTGCGTGATAGGTGCGGTGAGGTTTGGCGAACTTCCCCGCCTATTCAGAAAAATGCAATTTATGACTATACCCAAAGTTACCACAAGTTTAATGAGCCATTGCGGGGTATTGAATACGGCAGCGAAAAGTTCTTAGGTGTTGGTAATGTGGACTTGGATCAGATCGGTGTTAGTTATTCCGGTTGGAAACCCGGACAAATGCGAAAAGAAATTAATGCTATGACTGACATAATCGAAAAATCGGTTTATCAGGAAGATTTTTGGTTGCAGCGTGGTTGTAGGTTTAAGGGAATGGATAAGTTTTTGGGAATATCCATTGATGAATTGCAAAATGCTTCACAATTGGAATTAGAAAGGTTGCTTGACAAAAAAGAGGTTATCGAACACGGCTTTTGTTCGTGCGGTGTGGCAAAGGGTAAAGGATTTAGCGGCGATATTATCCTGAATATATACGCCCCTTCTGGTACGCAAATGATGTATGCAGAGCCGTTTTCCGCTTTTGGAAATGGCAGTGGACAGCATTGGGATGGGTTGAAACCACAAAGCAGTTTCGGACAAGAATCTGAAATCATATTGCAGCAAGGTACAAAGTTTAGGATTACAAAGGTGGAAAAAACACCAGAAATGATTTATATTGATCTTGAAGTTATCGAACAAAATCCTCAAAGGTAGAAAGAAGGTGATTGGATGACTGAAAAGAAAACATTGTCGGAGCGGTATGTGGATGAAATTCTTACAAATAATGTTGCACTAAATCATTTCTCGCAATGCAAGGATTGCATTTTCAGAGATAAAACTAATGTAAATGGTGTAGAATGTGGTTATAACAAATGTGTGTGCCGCATTTATGGAAAACTGACTGCTTCACGATCACGATATTCAAGCGGCGAATTGTTTTTCCCATACACCCCAGTTGAAATCGCTGACAAGCCGAATTATATATTTGACAATACGGGGAAATGCGAGTATTACGAACGTGAAAAGCAGAAATAATGCACTTTTGAAATTAACTTTTCAAGGGTGCTTTTTTCATGCCGTTTTTCAGAAAGGGGTGATCCGGCTATCTTCCAACTATGGGTTAAATAGTGAAATCGTCTTTTGGGCGTTGCAGACGGTAAAGAACAGCGGCGCAATTCATTTCGTGGTTCGTAACCCACGGTAAAAAACGGAAAATGAAAGGTAGGTAAACACAATGAATAAAGAAGATTTGATTGCAATGGGCTTAACAGAGGAACAGGCAAAAAAGGTTATGGATTCCCTTGATGGGAACTTTGTAACAAAAACGAGGTTCAACGAGGTAAATGAGGAAAATAAAACCTTGAAACAGTCTGTTGCTGATAGAGATAAACAGCTTGACGATTTGAAGAAATCCAGCGGCGACAATGCCGAACTGAAAAAGCAGATTGAAACCTTGCAGCAGCAGAACGCCGAACAGAAGAAAGCCCACGATGCGGAAATGGCACAGCTTAGGCTTGACAATGCCATTGATTCAGCCCTAACAGCAGCCGGGGCAAAGAATGTCAAGGCGGTTAAGCCGTTCATTGATGCAACCAAAATTAAACTTGGTGATGATGGGAAACTGACCGGGCTTGACGAACAGTTGAAAGAAGTTCAGAAAACGGAAGGTTATCTGTTCGCTGAAAAACAGCAGACAAAGCAACAGACCTTCAAAGGCTTCCAGCCGGGGGCTTCCGGTGATGTAAAGCCCGAAACGGAAGTTGACACTTCCAAAATGACCTATTCGGAGTTGGCGGCATACATAACAGCAAACCCGGATGTAAAAATTAATTAAAAAAGAAAGGTGATTCAGAATGGCAAAATTTGATTCTAAAACATTCAATCCGCAAGCTTTTGGGCATTATGTTAACAGAATCCCGAATACAACTAAAACTGAACTTGCAAGATGCGGTGCGGTCGGTAGTAATGAAAACGCCCGAAACGCTTTAGCTACACAGACGGGTTCGCTTTATTCACGTGTGCCGTATTTTGGGCGTATCAGCGGCGATACTTCACAAAATAATGACGGCAATACAAATATTACTTCAACCAACACCACAACCTACGAACAGGGCTTTGTGGTCGCTTCACGTATGGATTCATGGACTGAACGCAGCTTCAGCAAGAACATTACGGCAGGTGTTGATTTCATGGACAATGTAGCTGCACAGATCAGCGATTACAAGATGGAAGTGAAACAGACAATCTTACTGGCAATCCTTGAAGGTGTGTTCAGCATGACAACCACGGGAACAAGCGTTGCGGCAAAAGCGGCAAAAGAGTTTATCGACAAGCACACCTACGACATTACCGGGAACGCCGGGGAAGATGCCTTTGTTGGTGCAACCACCTTGAACAAGGCTATTCAGAAGGCTTGCGGCGATAACAAAAACATTTTCAAGCTGGTTATCATGCACAGCGAGGTTGCAACGAACCTTGAAAACCTTCGCCTGTTGAAGTACCTGACCTACACCGACAAAGACGGGGTGCAGCGTGATCTTGCCCTTGCCACATGGAACGGCAGAACAGTTCTGATTGATGACGGTATGCCTACAAAGGAGGTTGCCAAGACGGGCGATGTGGAAGCCTACACCGCATACACAACCTATGTTTTGGGCGAGGGTGCGATTGTCCTTGATGATATTGGGGATCCCGTGCCTTATGAAATGAACCGTGATCCCAAAACCAACGGCGGGCAGGATACGCTTTATGTTCGTGATCGCTATATTTGCGGCGTTGACGGTATCAGCTTTGAAAAGCCCGCAAGCGTTACAGCTTCCGTTTCCAATGCTGACCTGAAAACAGGTGTGAACTGGAACATTATTAACGATGAAACAAAGGCGATCCCCCACAAGTCGATTGCCCTTTGTAGGATTGTTTCCAAAGGCTGATGAAGGGCGGTGATCCTAATGCTGGAAACGGTAAGGGAAAGGTTAAAATCGTTTGGGTATGAGTTGCAGGAAGGGGATGAATCTGCCCTTTCCTTTTCAATTCAGAAGGTGGAAAACACTATAAAGAACGATTGCAACACACCTTCTATACCTGATGGCTTGGTGAATATCGCTGTTGATATGGCGGTTGGTGAGTTCTTAACGGCAAAGAAAACCTTTTCGCCGGATAGCATTGCAGGGCTTGATTTAGATATGGCGGTGAAACAAATACAAACGGGCGATACAAATACAGTATTTGCAACAGGGGAAGGAAGTTTAACCGCTGAACAGAGGTTAAATAACTTTTTAAACTATCTTCTGACTTACGGAAAGGATGAATTTTCTTGTTACCGAAAAATCAGGTGGTGAACAAACTAACCGCCGCACAAAAGGCGGCAAAAAAAGCGATTGAAAGCACCTATTCAGGTGTTTGCACCGTGATTGAACGCCGGGATGTGAGGGATGAAAAAACCAAAATCACCCGGAAGAATGAAGAAGTTCCTGTTATCGAAAATCAGCCTTGCAAGCTATCCTTTGAAAAGCTGAACGCCGTTGTTCAGTCTGAAACGGCGGCAAAGCTGACACAAGGCACAAAGCTATTCATAGCCCCGGAAATCAAAATCAAACCCGGATCGAAAATCATAGTGGAACAGAACGGCACAAAAACCGAATATTCCGCAAGTGGTGAACCCG